TTGTTCCCGTCGCTGCGCAGTCGGCGGTCGTAATCCCCATTGTCGAGCGGCCGATAAACTCGCCGAACGGCGCAAAGCTGCTGCCGTCGAGTGACACATAAACGTTTGCGCCTCCCCAGTTCGCATCATAGGTGGCGACTGGGCCACCAGAAAGTCCAACGATGATGTATGGCGACGTCTGGCCTTGTGCGGCGAGGAGCTGGGCGGTCGGCTCCAGGATGAAGGGTGTATTGACCGAAGGCGCCGCGTGTCCGTAATTCGGCGTCGATGCGGTCGATGCGCCGCCCTGCTTCGGATACGGCATCGCCGTCCCGCCACCAGAGCCCAATGTTACGACGCCGCTGAAGGTCGGGATGGCGGCCGCCGGCGGGTACATGACCGCGCCCGGCGCGCCGAACCAATCCTCGCAGGTGACGGACAAGGTGCCTTCGTCGTCCTCCTCGACCGAGGTGATACGCACCGTCAGCGCCTGAGCGCCGAGCCGAGGATCGGTGATCTGCACCAAATCCATCGGCTCCAGCAGAATGTATTTCCAGCCGAGCTGAAACGAATAAGTGTTGCGATAGAGAAGTTGGCGCTGCAACACGAGTTGCGCCGCGATCGTCGCGACGTAATAGGGGTCGACGATCGCGCGCGCCTTGACCGAAGTATCGCGCCGGATGCCGTAGAGGTCGATTGAGCCTTGGTCGAAAGCCTCCGTGACCGAGGGGTTGTAGGACATGCCCCGGTCGTTGGTTTCGAGCTGAACCATGTTCATCGCGTCGGCCGGGGTCGATCGCGTGATGTGAACCGGGTCGTCAGTAAACCCGCCGGTGATCGGCCCGGCGCCCATGCGCAGCGCCGGACCGCCCGGCGTCACCCCGAGATAGGTTCCGACACTCGACTCCTGGACAATGTAATCGTCCTCGCCGAGCGTGTAGAGCGGGGTTGTGTTGGGCGTCCACGCAAAGGGGCTGCTCGGAGCGCCAATGTCGATCGTCTCCGAGCCGGTTCCGACGCTGGCCGAAATCGAGAGCGCCACCCCTTGCGTCGAGATGATCGCCACGCCGTTGGTGATGACCGAGGCATAGATGCCAGCCGCGGACAGGGCGCCGTTGCCCGGGTCGGCCAGAGTGCCGTCGCCGGTGACCAGCATCGCCAGCGACGCGCCCGCAGCCGAGTAGCAGACGATGTCGTTCGCGGTCAGGTAGTGGTTCAGCGCGACCGGCGCCCCAGGAAACGCCCCGTCGATCGTCAGAAAAAGCTGGTCGCCCTCGTTTAGCTCACCCAGGAACGTGACTTGCGTCCATGTCGCCGACAAGGGCATGTCGCCGTAAGGGATGATCTTGAGCAACCCCCCCGACCACACGACGGCGCTGTTCGTGACCGCCGTGATCTCTGACAACATTTGCGAACACGCCGCCTGGGTGTCGTAGACCGGGGCCAGCATCAGTCCAACGGCGTTACAATAATTCGCGTAGTCGACGAGGCTGCCGGAGGCGTCGAGGTTCACTGCTGGGAACTCTGCGCCGTAGCGCGAATTAGTCAGCAGGTCGATGACGATGTTCGCGGGGTTTGCGTCGACGCCGTTCGGCGCGCTTCCGGATTCGATGCCGTAGACTTCCAAATTGAAATTGGGGAATGCCGGGCTTTCGCCGAGTTGGAAATCGTCGGCCGTGATGTAGGCGGTGCCGCTGTAGTTGATCGCGTTGTTTGGATAATTTGAAACCCAATACGGATCGGCGCCTTGTCCGTCGCTCCCGAGAAACAGATAGGAAAAACCTGTCGTCGTGGTCGATGTCTTGCCCTTGTTAGGCGCGCCGGTGACGGGGAACTCAGCGCCCTCAACCGTCGTGACGGTCTTGTTGTACCAAAGCAAACCCCAATTCGCGATCGGCCCTTGGCAGACGCCCACGGCGAAGTCGACCGAATAGGTTGTGCCGGACCCGCCGCTCTTGCCGCCGGCTTTTCCGCCGCCGCCACCCTTGCCCTCACCACCGCCGCCCGATGACTGGAAATTCTGATAATCGAGAAGATTGGTCGCGAGCCGGGCGGTGCCGTAGACAAGCGGGATGACACCACCTTTTTGCGACGTTTGATAGCGCAGCGACGCAACAACGTTTTTTGCCTTGGCGTTCGTGCCGCCGAGGAGCCCAGTCATTCAGTTGCCGGGAATGGAGAAAAGAACCTGACTGCCCGGCCGGCGAGCAACGGCTGGGTCGCGTCGCCACGCATCACCCCGCCTGCATGCCAAGCATGGATCAGCTGCGGCCATTCGGTCACGATCGTAGAATGCGAGAAGCAGCGGCCGAACCGGAACAGCGCCACATCGCCGCGGCCGGGTCTGTCAATCTCGCGCGCATGGTCGAGCAGTCCTTCCATGTATCGCTCGATCCCTCGGTGAAGGTGCCAGTCGGGCGGGTAATAGAGAATTTCGATGTGCGCGATGACGCGGGCGGCCTCGTAGACCTCGGCGAGGAGGGTCAGGCAGTCGCAGCCGACGCCTTTGAGCCGCGCCATGTGGTGGTAGGGCGTCCCGAGCCACGCCTCCGCTTCGGCGATGGCCGCGGAGCGCAATGTCACATCAATCACGGCCCGTAGTGCCCCCAATCACCTCGTCCGAACGATGCGCAGGCCGTCTGGCCCAAAGCTGAGCTCTTGGCGCGCGCACCGAGCAATTGGAGAAGACACAGCCCAGGCCCGACATTGGTTGACAGGATCAGGCCGGGTATCTCCTCCATCTGTCGCTCCGACCAGTCTTGTGTAACCGTTTCGCTTTCTGGATCGATGCCCGTCTCCCCGCGGGGAAACAGGTATTGCGGCCGGATCATTACACGGCATTCTCGGGAGCCGGGATAAACGGCATCCCGCCAAAATGGATTTGGTTGTTGAACGTATTTGTACAGGTCGCCAGCGAGCGGTCCCAGCCGGGCAACAGCTGAAACTCATCGCCAGCGGCGGGTGCCGACAAAAACCCCAGCTTCACTTGCACATATTGGCCGGGTGCGGAATTCGTGATCGTCCGAGTCTCGCCCGCGTTGGCGCCAGTCACGCCGATGATCGTTCCTTGCAAATAGGGTACGCCATTCGCCGGCGCGCCTTGGATCATCGTCTGCGTCGAGCCGGCGGCGCACGAAAAGATAACTGCAAGGCCCGCCCTGTTGAACTGACACATCGCATCGCCAAAGACATGCGAACAGCTTTGTTGCCACAGCCGCCGCGGCATTTGGATGTTCAGCAATTCCAGATGCGACCGGCATTTCATGTCGATGCCGGTGCGGCTGCAGTCGATATCCGAGATGCGGCCAGCGAACAGCACCACCGTCCCGACGACATTCCCGTAGGGCTGCATAAAGGCGCGTTCGACCTGCAAGACCGCGCCGTCAAATTGCCCCGTCCATGCCGCCTGCAACCACGGGACCGAACCCAGCGTGTCGGTCGGCTCTGGGTAAATCTTCACGTCAAGCTCGTCGACCTGTACGCCGATGACGACCTTCGTCCGTGACCGCTCGAATTTTGGGCCGAGTTGAAAAAAACGGCCAGTTGTCTGATCGGTGATCGCTGTGGCAGCGGCAGAGTAAAGATAGACGCCACCGCCGACGAGCGTGAAGGTATAGAGGTCCGCCATAGCGAACTGCTCGCTTAAATTAAGCAGCGCGATCAGCGCAGGCGAAGCCGATTTCACATCCGCACCGAAATAAACGTAAGCTTCTTTAGCTGCCACAGTCGGTACATGAAATTCTCGAAGTCGTAACTGTCATCGACAAACCGGCAGCGAAACCAATAGGAAAAATCTGTCGTAATTACCAAACCGGTGGTAGGCGGTGTCGCAAAGGTCACCAAGCCAGTATTCGGATCGACACTGTATGTCGACGCGTTCTGCGTTCTACCGTTGAAATAGATTGCGTTCACGCTGTTGGGAGCGACGATCGGCTCTGCAAATCCGCCGCCGGGCAATGAGGTTCCCATTGTTCGCTGCAACTGAAAAATGGATGTACTCGAGTCACCGGTGCCGAGATACTCACCTGTTATCTGAAAATCGCTCGGGTCTTGGAACAAAAAAGTCCCAAACGCGCCCTGACACGACAGGTAGAAACCCATCAATGTACGCAGCTCGTCAAACCCGGCCTCGGGATTATCTCGCAAAAACGCGAAGACGAGTGTGAACTGCCACAGCGGAGACGGGTAATCGAGCGCCCTCAACTCGCGGCCGGAAACGGCTCGCTGAATCCGCGTCTGGAACGTTGGCGCCTTGGTAACGCTCCAGGCAAGTCCGGCCAGCGCAGGGAAAACCAATGCCATCAGCTCGTCACGCCCCGCAATGCCGCTCCGTTGCGTGTCGCTTGATTGAGCGCGGCAACGAGCGTGGCGCCGTTGTTCTTGAAGAAGGTCGCGACCGACTGACTATCCATCGCTGAGACGGCGAAGGTCGCATTGACGCTCGGCGCCGTTCCGCCGCCTGCGATCATTCCTTGCAGGCTCTGGCTGATGTTGGCCGGCAGCACCATCTCATTGGTGTGCAACATCGCCAACGAAGTGGATGGAACCATCCAGCCACCCTGCGCCGACGGCACGATGCCGCCGTGCTCAAAGCTGAACAACGACCCGATGCCTCTAAACAGGCTACCGAAAAGGCCGCCGCTCGAAACCAAACTACCCAGGCCTAACGCCCCAGAAACACCGCCAGTGCCGAACAGTCCTTCAGAGATCCCGCCGCCGACGATATCCCCCCCAGCGCCCGTAACGCCGCCTGAAAAATCCTGATCGCTGCCGCCGCCGCTGCCACCGCCGCCGACCAAGCTTGCACCGAGCACTTTTCCGAGGCTGCTGAAGACGCTGCCGACCGCGGAGTTGACGAATTCGGCGATGATCGATTGCGCGAGATTTGACAGGGCCTTCTGCACCGTCGTCGTGCCCGTGATGATCCCAGTGATCGACGTGTCCAATGTGCGCTGGATCGGCTGCAGCAGGCTCTGCCACTGTTTTTGACTATTTTCCACCGCTTGAGCGTCTAGTTTGTCCTTGTCCGTCAGATATTTCTGGATAGGCAAGCGCCGCCTGCTCCGTCAATTTTTCCTGGGTTCGAGCGTCATTCTGGGCAGCCGCCAGCGTCTTTTCGTAATAATCCTGCTCGAGTGCCCACTCAGCATCGAGCGCCTCCTTAAGCTGCGCAACCTCTTCGTTGTTCGAGAGTTTGCCGAGCTCCGCCTCCTCCTCGATTGCCGCCTTCTTCCGGGCGTAGGCGGCATCCGTGACTTTTTCGCCGGCGGCGAGCGAGGCGAGCGTGTCGCGCTCGCTTTGCACAGCAAGCTGCTTTTCGAGCTGATAGATGTTGTTCTCAACCGCAAGCTGCTCTTTCGATCCCGCCTCGGTGAGCGCGAGCTTATCCTGCCAGAACGCCAGTTCTTCAGCTTTCGAATCGTTGAAGAACGACTGCTCCGCTGTGAGCTGGCTTTGCAGGTCGGCACGCCAGGCCTGCAACCGAGTCGCTGACCCACCGCTTCCTGCACCGCTGCCTTGTTGGCTGACTGAGATACCGGGAATCTGGGCACCGGCCTTGACAGAGCCGCTGGTTTCCCCAGTTGCGCCGCTCACTGATCCGGCAAGGCTGGCAGTTCTGGCCTGTAATGCGCTGATCGTCGATCCGATTTGCGACGCGGCCGCGCCGATATGGGCCTGTGCTTGTTGCGCTGCGGCACCGAGCTGGGCGAACTGGGCCTTCATCGCCCCGGTAGCTGCCTCGACCGCATCAGCTGCTCCCTCCAATCCCGATTGGAGATCGTCGGTTTGAGCGGTTATGGCTACACTGGTTTCAATATCCGCCACGCCGTCCTCTCAACAAAGAGGGCGCCGTGAGGCGCCCTGTTTTATGTTGCCGCAACGCCCTGTCCTAATCTTGCTCTGCACAATTCGTAGACCTGGCCCTGCGCCGCAGATGGGTAAAATCGAGCACGACGGGATGCAACCCGGCGTGCACATCACCGCTAGCAAATGCCGGCCCCAATTCGGCGAGAAGTTGTCCGACATAGACGTCTGGAGTCAACTCTTCGGCTGCTTTGGCGCCCGGTGAGGACGCACGCCGGCGCCGTTCCTTCCCAATACCGAGATAGGCGGCAACCATCAGGTGGAGCGGTGGATGGTCGATCCAGTAACGCGTCAGCTCTTCGACATCGAACAGTGTCATTGCGTCGATTACGGGGTAGCTGTATCCGCAAGCGGTGGCGAGGAGGCCATAGACATGTCCCCAGCTATCGCCGCCGTCGTTCCTGTCGCCCCCGAGCCTGGCCCGGGGGCTACGGCTTCCCCCGATGAACGCGCCCTCAGCTTGAGACCCGAACCCGTCAGCACTGCATTCAGCACCGACCCTGCATTGCCCAGGTCAAGCAAGCTTTCAACCGACTCCGCCGTAATATCGGGATAATTCCGCTGTAGCGCAGTCGCTACAATCTCAACCAAAACGCCGATTTGCACCTCCCCCATCTGCGCGCCGATATCGGATAGCTGACGGACTTTTGGCATCAGCCTGCGCAGTTGACCCAAGGTCAGGGGGGGAACCGTCCATTCTCGGCCCCCCATCATGATCGTCACGCCGGGGATCACGTTTTTCTCCCACCAATGGGGTGCAGGCTCCGCGCCTTCGCTCCCCTCATTCGACAGTGCTTAGGTAGCCGATCGTCCCCGACGTATCAGCAAAGGCCATAAAGTCGAGTTCGCCGATCGTCCAATCGTCAATTTTCGTCGGCATCGACAGCTTGTTTGCGGTGCAAGCGTTCAGCCGCAGCGCCGTGCCTTCACCGCTGTAGGTGGTATAAAAAGTCGCCTTGAAGGTCGGTGTCGTTCCCATCAGCTGATTGGTCAGCGTTAGCTTATTGCCGCTTGTTGTAACGCTGTAAGTATAAGAAATCAGCAGCGCCGCGTCCGCATCGGCCGCCGAAAACGTGTAGACGCCGGTAGCAAAATTGACCGAGTACTGGCCCGCTGCCGAGGGTGTTGTTACTCGATTGAAACGTTTGCCATTGGCGGCGTAAATGACTCCTAGGTCGTCATTATAACTCGAAGCGTTGGCTACCGTGACAGTATAGGGAGTCACTGCCGGCACAATCGCCGCCTCTAGTTCCGATATGGCGAATTGACCGGTCGCGGCTGTCACCCCGAAAAAGATATCTGTATATAACAAGCCAAGAATCTGGGCGAATTTCGCCTTTCCGCTGATCTTGCCTTGACCTCGGGCGATCGCCACCGGAAACTGAAGCTGGCCGTAAAGTTCCTTATCGGTCCAATCGAAATCAATTTGAATGTCTTGGAGCACACCGAACTGGCGCGGGCCGATCCCCGAGCCGGTCACGTCCGTGCGCTCGCCCCAAAGCGCACCCGAGCCGAAGCTGAGCTGCATTTCAGATACTCCCTTGCAAATCGTTTTCCCCGACCGTCGCCTGGGGCAGGTTCTGGGTTCTCACCAGCAGCCGTTTTAGGGCCTCCTTGGCGGTATGCGCCGCATTCCATGCCGCGGTGTCGCGGCCGACGGCCGAGCCGGGAAAATGATCGGACCACCACCGCTCGATCAGCGCGTCGAGCCGGTCATCAGTCTGTTCAGCCGAGGAAGCCGCAGCGGATGCGGTTTCGCGATCATTGCGCATATCGTCGTATTCCTTCTTCACGGGCCCGTCATGCGACGCGGCGGTGCGCCGGGCCGCGGTAGCGGATGTCGTGGCGGCTCAGGACGCGGCGGCTTTGGCGGCGGCGGCGCGGGATGCGATACCGGCGCCGCCGGCGGCGGTGGATGCGGGTGATGGCGCCGATCGGGTGCACAAAACGTCTGGCCTATGAAATTGTCGTCCTCGCGCCGCGAGCGCAGATATTGGTCCCATTCATGCTCAAGGTCCGGCTTGTTGCCGGCGAATTCGAGGACGCCCCAGGTGTTGCGTTTCAGGTCGGTAATCGGATCGAAACCATGGCGCAGGAACATCTGCCAGCGATCCCAATACTGGCGATTAACCTTGGCTCCATGGAAGCGGTGCTCGATCGTCCCAGCCACATAACCGATCCGCCCGTTGACGGCGTGCCGAGCCCGACGCTGCCACGACTCCAGCATCGCCTTGTAGGTAGGCGAAACGGCGTTCGGAAACGAACGACTCGCCATGCCGAGCATCGCCACGGCCTGATGATGATCAGCGGCGCCCATGCCGCCATACTCGAACAGACCGCCGATCATGTTCAGCGTGTCGCGTCTGATCGCCCACATATAACCGGGATGCGGATAATTATATTGGCCGCCGCCGCCGATCCAGAACTTGTGAAAATCCTGGCCCTGGCCGACGACGGTCGGATACCCGTGTACGTACTGATGACAAAACGAACGCCAGTGATCCTGGTGCGATTCATCAGGGCCGAGGTCATAGCAGTCGCGCCAGGGCTGCACGATCCGATAGTGCTGCAGCGCGGCGACCGTTTCCGCCACCCAGTCCCGGCGCCGCGGAAACACGTCACTGTCCGACCAGCAAATGTATCTCGCCTCCGGGCGGCGCTGGATGGCGATGTTTTAGAGGCATTCCTTGGTCCATGCCCAGCTGTCGGCGCGCACGCCAATATGGGTGACGACGCCTGGGATTTCGCATTCAAAGGGGGTCTCGCCATAGGCGCATTCGATCACTGTCACCTCGGCGCCGAGTTCGCACATGTGGTGCGCCCAATCGACATAGTGTTGGTGCGGCCGACGCCAGCGCAGAGGATTGAACCTCGCGGTAAAGACATAGAGTGAACTCATGGCGGCGCGACCTCACACACAGAGGATTTCAACTGGAACGATCGCGATTGCCTGGTCGCCTAGTACGCCTTCGTCAGTCTCGATCTTGCCGGCGATGTAGGCGTGATGGACCATGTAGGGCAGCCCGAGATTCTGGATCCCGTTTGCCGGGGATGGCGCCAGCGCCTGTTCTAGTGCATCGATCAGAGGATTCAAAATCGAGGCCGGCGCTGCGTAGGGATCGCTCGAATGGACGTAGATGTAGAAATCAGAGTAAAGCGTCCACACGATCGGGGCGCCCAACGCCTTAACGACGGCGTGCCCGCCCTTTTCGTTCATAAACAGCGCCGGCTGTTCGACTGGCGCCACGTCGGACCAATGCCGAAGTCTGCGATTGGCGCTGGCAAAGCTCCAGGCCTTCGAGCCGACGGCCCAAAGCGCCGAATAGATCGCTTCCCGATCAATCATCGGCTGAACGCCTCGCGCAGAGCATGTTCGACGCCGGCATGAATATCCGGCGCAATATCATCGAGCGCGGAGCGCAGAAACGAACGCTCCGGCAAATCCATTCGCCGGCTATGTGCGCCGACGCCTATGGTCTGTGCAGCGATCGGATGTCCGAACGCCTCCTTGATCTGACGCAGGCTCGCGCGAACGTTCACCGTGCCCGTAAACCCGTATTCCTGCGCTGCGGCATAGTCGAGATCGCTGGACACGGTCGCGCTGACCGTAGTGTCGCTCTGATCAATTCGCATAGCGATGCTCTGTCGGAGCGATCCGCTGCGGACTTGCAGCACTTGGCCGCTGAGCTTGTTCTGTTGAACGTTATTTTGTAGATCGATGCCAAGCTTGGCGATCGCTCGCGCTATTCCCTGGTTGGCGGCGTCTCGCATCGAGCTCAACCGACCCGGTGCCGCGGTGTCGCCCACAAGGTTGGCCGAGATCACAACACGCCACCGACGATCGCCGGATCGGTTGCGGTCGGCGCCATCATGACCGAATAGGCGGCAATGGGCGCTACAACGCGATACTGCTGGAGCAGTGTCAATATCGGTGCGCTCACATCCTTTTGCGAGTAGCTGACCGTCTCGCCTCCGCCGACTGCCTTCGAAACCTCACCGATCCGCGTCCGCTCGCGATAGCGAAGGGCCACGAGCTCGATACAGGCCTGGGCAATCTCAGGCGGCGTCGTCGCGTAACCGGCCGTGTAGGAAAAGGCTACATTCTGCGACCGTCGAACAAAGTAATAACCGCGCACCGACAGTTGCGTCGGCGAGAAGACATAGCCCGCAGTCAAGCCAGTGCTTGGGGAAGGGGGCGGTGCAGGCGGGATCGCGATCCCGTCGATCGTTAGCGATAGTACGGCACAGACTGGAAAGCAGGCGAATTGCAAGCGCTGGCCGCCGGTTCCGTCGCGCATTTCAAGATAGTCCGCGACCGCAATGCGCCGATTCAGCCACGTCTGTATGTATTGGCTCGCGGCGGTAATAAGCCTCGTCAACAACGCGTCGTCGGTCGGTGGAAATGCGCTCTGCCCAGTTTGCAGCCAAGCCTTGACATCAGCCAAGGTCGTCAAGTCGCCATATGCCATCAGGCCCGCCCTCGTGGCTCTTCATCAATAGCCCGCGCCATAACCGGAGCCCAGGCGCGCTCGAGCCTCGCGACATCCTCGTACATTCTTCCGCAAGCCGAGCGCGCCTCATCGCCGCCTACGGCGGCAATAAGCAGCGACATCAAGATCGTGCTGACTGCGTCGAGCGCCGCAGGCCAACCGTGGGCCACTGCAGCGTCGGTGATCGCCGGATTGATCGCCTTGATCGCCAGCCGCACGGTATCGACATAAAATGCTTCGTCGATCCCTGACATCGTTTAGCTCCCGAGCGAACTTGAAGATTCCGGTAATTCCGCCTCGGGCGTCGGTTTCGCAGGTCCGGACCCCCGCCCTTGCCAGGCTTCCTCCAGCTGGACCGGCACGAAACCGTGCGCCATCAGGTCAGCGACCCCCTCGGCTGGTACGAGAACGTCCCCATTCCTGTCAGCGAGATATTCGCCACCGCCGTAACTGCATGCGCTAGCGGTGGCATGATGCA